CTTTGAGAATAGCAAACCCTGGTGCTGGTTATACAGTTGCACCAACCGTAACAATTGCACCCCCACCAGTTCTTTCCGGAATTGGTAATTATATTTTCAATGAGGAAATATTTGGATCCATATCCGGAACTCGTGGTAGAGTCAAGTCGTGGGATCTTGATACAAGAGTTCTTAAGGTGTCTTTTGTAGATAATGCTGCAACAAAAGAATTTTATCCAGGAGAAATTCTTGTTGGATCTGCGTCAAGTGCAATTTATTCTGTCCAATCATATGATACATGGGACCAATATGATAAATATAGTGAAAATGTAGAAATTGAAAACGCAGCCGAAGGCATCGTAGATTTTTCAGAATCAAATCCATTTGGTACATTCTAATGCTTGGAACATATTACTATCATGAAATTATCAGAAGAACTGTCATTGCATTTGGAACAGTTTTCAATGATATTTACATAAGGCACAAAGATTCCACTGGTGATAGTATAAGTGAAATGAAGGTTGCTTTGGCATATGGTCCAATTCAAAAATTTCTTGCCAGAATCCAACAGCAACCAGAATTAAATAAACCAATTGCCATTACATTACCCAGAATGGCATTTGAGATGACATCTATTCAATATGATGCGACTAGGAAAGCAAATATTACTCAAACATTTAAAGCATCTGATGGGACAAATTTAAAAAAAGTTTATTTACCAGTTCCATATAACATTGGATTTCAATTAAATGTAATGACAAAATTGCAGGATGATGCCCTGCAAGTAGTTGAACAAATACTACCTTATTTTCAACCATCATTCAATCTAACGGTAGATTTGATTGATTCTATTGGAGAAAAAAGAGATATTCCCATCGTTTTGGATAATGTATCATTTACTGATGATTATGAAGGAGACTTTTCAACAAGAAGAATATTAATTTATACCTTTAACTTTACAGTAAAAACATATCTGTTTGGTCCTATTGCAGATTCTACAGATGGTATTATTCGTAAGGTTCAGGTTGATTACTATAATTCAACAGATATTGCAACAGCAAAGAGAGAGATGAGATATACACTTACTCCAGATCCTATTGATGCAAATCCAGATGATGACTTTGGGTTTAATGAAACTTGGCAAAGTTTTGAGGACTCTAAAACTTATAGTCCAACACAACAAAGGGATATTTAACCTAGTATGAGTAATACATTTGACAGTTTAGATTCTGCTCTTAATATTGAAAGTAATATTGTTGAAGTAGAAAAGGTAAAAGATGATTTAAAGATATCTCCTTTAAAAGTGGATGATATTCAAAAAGATTATGAATACACCAGAGCAAATCTATACTCCTTAATTGAAAAGGGGCAAGAAGCAATTAATGGGATAATGGAGCTTGCAGGAGAAGGTGGAAGTCCAAGAGCGTACGAAGTTGCTGGACAGTTAATTAAGAGTGTTGGAGATGTGACAGATAAACTTATAGATTTGCAGAAAAAACTCAAAGATGTTGAAGATGAATCTGTAAAGACAACTAATAATGTGACAAATAATGCAGTTTTTGTTGGGTCAACATCCGAATTATCAAAATTACTCAAGCAAGGTTTTCTAAATAATAAGGAGTAATTTTACTATCCTAATGGGTTGGTCAGATAAATATAAAAAATCTATTGACTGCGACAATCCAAAGGGGTTTTCACAAAGAGCTCATTGTCAAGGTCGTAAAAAGAAATTGAAAGAGCAATTGAAACCATTTAAGACTGTTGAGCAAATTGCGAAGAAGCATCGTATGGAGGTTTCTTTCATCCAAAAGCAATTGGATATGGGTGAACCTATTGAGCATGAGCATACTAAAAATCATACTCTTGCTAAAGAAATTGCTCTTCAACATCTAGACGAAATTCCTGATTATTATACTCGACTCAAGAAAATGGAAGCATCCGCCAAAAAAGAACACAAAAAATTTAAGGATGTTACTGAAGAGCGAAGTGGGTCATTGCACCAGTGGTTTAAGGGATCAAAATCAAAAGAAGGAAAACCTGGTTGGGTGCAAGCAGACGGTTCTCCATGTGCCAATGAGCCCGGAGAAACCAAAACTCCAAAGTGTTTTAGTAGTGCAAGACTCTCTTCTCTCAGAGCAAAAGGAAAAAAGGGAGAAGCAATTATTAAAGCAGCAGTGCGTAGAAAAAGACAGGAAGATCCGGGGCAACAGGCAAAAAGTGGTAGTGCAAAGCCAACGTTGGTTAAAACTTTTGCCAAAGGTAAAAAAGATCCAAATTACATTAAACCAGAACCAGGACTTAACGAAACGATGGAAATCAACGAAGCTCAAAGAGACATTAAAGGAAAGGGTAGTGGAAAAAAAGATGCCTGCTACCATAAAGTAAAGTCAAGATATGACGTTTGGCCAAGTGCATATGCATCTGGAGCACTGGTCAAATGTCGTAAAGTAGGTGCTGCAAGTTGGGGCACAAAGTCTGAAGAGACTGTTATTGATGAAGGTCAAAAGTGTTGGCCTGGGTATAAAAAGAAGGGCACAAAGAAAATGTTTGGAAAAACATACAATAATTGTGTAAAGGCAAATGAGGAAATGGAAATGAGAAGATACTGCCCCAAATGTGAAAAAACAGAAACGAGAGCGGAATGTAAATATGGTCCAAAATATTGGGATATGTTTTCCATACCTGAACCCCTCTCTCCAAATCAAAAGAAATATAGCATTGCTACTGTGCATCCTGGAAATTTTCCAGAGTCATATGATCATGAGTATTCAATGGCTCGCTCAGAAATTTCCACAATTATTTCTGCTGCAAAAAGACTTCGTAAGAAAATGAAAGGTGAAGGTAATATTGAAGCGTGGGTTCAATCAAAAATTACTAAAGCGGCAGATTATCTTGATGCTGCAGCAGATTATGTAGATAGTGGTGAGATGCAAAAAGAACAGATTAGTTTTGAAATTGGTGCAGGTCATAGACAAGCACAAAAAATGGCAAAAATTAGAAATCTTGCCACAGGAAATACTAATTCTGGTGAAAAAGCAGCAGCAGAAAGAAAGTTGCAAGGTCCAAAACTCCCTCTTGCGGATGAGTATCATCTCAAGTCATTCTCTCAATTTATGGAAGATTGGCAATCTGTAAATCGCAAAGACAAAACTGACGGGTTAAGTCAAAAAGCAGTTGATGCTTACCGTCGTGAGAATCCAGGTTCAAAACTTCAGACTGCAGTAACTGAAAAAAACCCAACAGGTAAAAGGGCAGGTCGTCGTAAAAATTTTTGTAGCAGAATGAAAGGAATGAAATCAAAGTTGACCTCTGCAAAAACTGCAAGAGATCCAGATTCAAGAATTAACAAAGCACTACGTCGTTGGAACTGTAATTAAAATGAAATCTTTTCAACAATTTCTTTCAGAAAGCATCAACATTGCTGGAGATTTCAATGGAAATCTCTATATGAATTCTTCACAACCCGAAACTACTAAAGAATCTTTTCTCGCTGATGTAGTTTGGCAAGGAAGACTTTATCGTATGGAAGTTGAAGGTAAAATAATGGATAAAAATGAACTTGCGGAGCAACTTCAGGGCGAATATCCTGGAGCAATCGTTCATAACATTTATCCATCAACATCAAATTCTTTAAAAGTTAAAGACGCACAAAGATACAGACCAGAAAGATTATCTTGGAGTGATTGATTCATGGCACAGTGGAATAAAAATGAGCAAGACTTTCTAAACCAAGAAAGATCTTTATTTGAGGTTTTTAATATTGCAGATCACTGGGGAAACCAGACAGATTGGAGACCTCAATTCACCAATAACAACAGATTTAAAATATCTCCATATCAAACAGTATTCTTCAATACCTTTCAGTATGGTAAAGAGACTGATGTATGGGATGAAAGAATAGTTGGAGTTGGAACTGCAACATTTAATGTAAATGCCAGTAATGTTATAATGCAAGTTGGATCTACTGCTGGTAGTAAAGTAATTCGTCAAACCAAGAATGTGATGAGATACATTCCTGGTAGAGGTGCAACTCTTGCGTTTGCAATTCGTTTAGAACAACCACAAGTAGGTATTCGCAGAAGATTTGGATTGTTTGATGAAAATAATGGTGTTTATTTTGAGGATGATGGGGGAACATATTCTTATGTGCTCCGTAGTAGTGTAACTGGAATTGTTACAGAAACCAGAGTATACAGAGATGAATGGAATGGTGAGAAGTTTGATGGTAATGGGTGGACTGGAGTAACTGCAGACCCAACAAAACAACAAATGATTTCTATTAATTATGAATGGTATGGTGCAGGTATAATTCAATTTGCTTGGTTAATGAAGAATGAGACTGTTGCATCTCATACTTTTGAGAACTCAAATACTAATCCAGGAGTTTGGTGTTCTACACCATTCCTCCCCATTCGTGTTGAGATTGAGAATGTAACTGGTGTTGCAGGAACTCATTATCTTTATCAAGGTTCTAATTCTCTGATTCAGGAAGGAGAACCAGAGAAACTTGGAACTCTTTTGAGTATATCAAATCCCATCACAGGGACAACGATGGCATCAGCAAATACATTTTATCCAATTATAAGTTTGCGTCTGAAGAGTAATAATCTAACTGGTGTAATGCTCTTGAGATCATTACAGGCAGCAACTAATGATAATACTAATGTTTATTGGCAACTTCTACAAAATGCAACACTGACTGGAGGAACTTGGGCAGATCATCCCGATCCAAACTCTTTTATGCAGTATAATATTACTCAAACTGCAGTATCTGGTGGAAGTGATCTTTTAAGTGGTTTTGTGGTTGGTGGTGGTGGGTCATTAGTTGATCTTGATATTAGAGCAGCACTTCAATTAGGTAGAAGTGGTATTGGAACAATTAGTGATACTTATACACTTGCTTGTGCATCTCCAAACACCAACAAAAAAGCACTTGCAGTATTAAATTGGATTGAACAGAGGTAATTTATTATGAGTGAAGTTTATCTTGGTAATCCTAATCTAAAAAAAGCAAATACACAAATTGAATTTACAGAAGAACAAATTATTGAGTTCTTAAAGTGTAAAGAAGATCCCGTTTATTTCGCAAAAAATTATATTAAAATTGTTTCTCTGGATCACGGTCTGGTTCCTTTTGAGATGTATCCATTTCAAGAGAAACTTGTAAGAAACTTCCACGAGAACAGATTTAATATTTGTAAGATGCCCCGTCAGACAGGTAAATCTACAACTTGTGTTTCATATTTGTTACATTATGCCGTATTCAACGACAATGTTAATATAGCTATTCTAGCAAACAAAGCATCCACAGCAAGAGACCTTCTCGGAAGACTACAACTTGCTTATGAGAATCTACCTAAATGGATGCAGCAAGGTATTATATCGTGGAACAAAGGATCACTAGAACTGGAAAATGGCTCCAAAATTTCATCTAACTCTACTTCGTCATCTGCTGTCCGAGGCGGATCCTATAATGTCATCTTTCTTGACGAGTTCGCTTTCATCCCGAATCACATTGCTGATGACTTCTTTGCCTCTGTTTATCCTACTATTTCTTCTGGACAAAGCACGAAGGTAATCATTGTATCTACTCCACGCGGTATGAATCACTTCTACCGTATGTGGCACGACTCTGAACGTGGTAAGAATGAATACATACCCACAGATGTCCATTGGTCAGAAGTACCCGGCAGAGATCAGGTTTGGAAAGAACAAACAATTGCCAACACTTCAGAACAACAATTCAAAGTTGAGTTTGAGTGCGAATTCTTAGGATCAGTCAATACACTGATTAACCCCTCCAAGTTGAGAAATTTTGTATATGAAGACCCAATTAAAAGAAATGCTGGATTAGATGTTTATCAACACCCAAAAGAAGAAAATAATTATCTAATTACGGTAGACGTTGCCCGTGGTCTTGGCAACGACTACTCAGCTTTTATTGTCTTTGACATTACAGAGTTTCCATATAAAGTTGTTGCAAAATATAGGAATAATGAAATTAAACCTATGCTTTTTCCAAGTATCATTTACGAAGTAGCAAAAGGTTATAATGATGCTTGGTTATTGATTGAAGTTAATGATATTGGGGACCAAGTAGCGAGTATTCTTCATTTTGACCTAGAATATGATAATGTTTTGATGTGTGCAATGCGTGGTCGTGCCGGTCAAATTGTTGGATCAGGATTTAGTGGTAAAAAATCACAACTTGGTGTGAGAATGACTGCTGCCGTTAAAAAACTTGGGTGCTCTAACTTAAAAACATTATTAGAAGATGACAAGTTACTTACAGTTGATTATGAAATCATATCTGAGCTCACAACATTTGCACAGAAACATAATTCATTTGAAGCTGAAGAGGGATGTAATGACGACCTAGCGATGTGTTTGGTTATTTTTTCTTGGTTAGTTGCTCAAGACTACTTCAAAGAAATGACGGACAACGACGTTCGCAAAAGAATTTATGAAGAGCAAAAAAATCAAATTGAGCAAGATATGTCCCCATTTGGGTTTATTTCGGATGGATTAGAAGACATGGATATTTTTGTAGAAAAAGAAACAGGCGATAGATGGTTAGTTGCGGCAAATAATAATTCTATGGAGTCTATGGAAATTTGGAATGTGGATGAATATGGGGACAGATCTTATATGTGGGATTATAGGTGACTTTAAGAAGCAGGAATTTATAAATACTTTTAGAATATTCTGGTAACACGGAGAATAAAGATGCCGCTTAATTTAGCATCTCCTGGAATTGTAGTTAGAGAAGTTGATTTAACTCTTGGAAGAGCTACTCCTTCGTCAAATAAGATTGGCGCAATCGTAGCACCTTTTGCGAAGGGACCTGTAGACTCGCCAACTTTAGTTGAAAATGAAAATGATTTGCTCAACAATTTTGGAGAGCCATACTCAACAGATAAACATTATGAGCATTGGTTGTCTGCTTCTTCATATTTGGCATATGGTGGAGCACTCCGAGTTGTAAGAGCAAATGATAATGATTTAAGAAATGGATTTGTTGGAACTGCATCAAGTGTAAAAATTGATAGTTTAGATCATTATAATGCATTAGGATATGATGAAAATACTCTTGCTGGTGTTGTAGTTGCAGCAAGAAATCCAGGATCTTGGTCAAATGGTATTAAAGTCGCCATAATCGATTCTGAAGCAGATCAAATTTTAGTTGGTGTTAACACATCAGTAGCATCGGGTATTACTACAATTGCAGTTGGATTTGGTGTCACCCAATCAGTTGCAGGTAGAATTAATCCTGGTGCTGGTACAACTTCAGTACTTGATGGTCACTTAAAAGGAATTATCACCGAAATTTCTGGAAGAAACATATACGTTAAAGTACTTTCACACGTTTCTGCGGCAGGTACCGAAACGCAAGTTGACTATCAACCTTCTGGAGTTTATGCCTTCTCTTCAACTGGAAGTGTTGCAATTCATGCAACTGGTCAATCTGTTGCAGCAGGATCAACTTCATATACTTCTAGACTAGATTGGTTTGATCAACAAACTTTAGGTCTCACAAGTACTTCTTCTATTTCTTGGAATAATATTGCTCCAAGACCAGGAACTTCTGCATATGCTGCAGCAAGAGATTCTAGATTTGATGAAGTCCATGTAGTAGTAATTGATGCTTTTGGAACTGTAACTGGAAATGCTGGAACAATTCTTGAAAAGCATTTAAGTTTGTCGAAGGCATCTGATGCAGAGTTTTCTGTGGGCAATCCATCTTACTGGAGAAAGTATATTGCAAATAATTCGCAGTATATCTTCGGTCTAGGATCACCAACCGGTATTGTAACCACAGGATATAGTAGTGGTTTCAATTTAGAATCGGACGTTGCTTGGGATCAAGAAGCAGAGGGAATTACCTTTGCTGCTGCTGGAGCATCTACAAACACCCTCACTGGCGGTAAAGACTACAGTGGTGTGGCAAACCTTGATACTGCTGGTTCTCTAACAGCGACTCTTGGAGAGTTGTCTGACGGATATGATTTATTCGAAAATACAGAAAACTTCAAAGTAGATTTCCTTCTGATGGGATCTGCCGCATATGATATTTCAACTGCACAGGCACTTGCCAAT